AAATATTGGGGATAGGCGCATAACCACTAGCAACCGGATAACAGTTCACCGCATCCGATACCGCCTGAACGATACTCGGCTGATCCGGTAGCCATTCACCAAAGTTTATTCTTGTCGTTGCCATGTATCACTCACCGGAGAAACTTTCGTCCATTCTTCACCGTAAATCATGCCTTCAGCAGTCACCACAGCCCTAGCACTGATTGACCCTACAGCACTCGATCTCGTAACCCCACCGACGCAACGAACGTCAGCCTCAGAGATAACCGAAGCCGATGCCAAAACAGCATTATTCGCTATCGCTGTAAATGTTCCTACGCCAACAATCTGAGCAGACGCAAACTTAGCCGTTCCACCTACTGCCGTAACCGTCGCAGTGCCTACAATAGCCGCTACAGCAGACCTAGAATAGCCTCCTAGTGCAGTGACTACGGCTCTACCAGTAACAGCCGCTGAACCCTGTATAGCCCCCTCGTAAGCCGTTACAACAGCCCTGCCGAGGATTGCACCAGAAGCATTAACCGTCTTAGTTCCAGCCGCAGTAACTAACGCTCGACCGTTAATCGCCCCTGACGCTGTAACCAGCGTAGTAATGCTATCTTCAGATATTGCAGCAGCAGATAACGGTAGGAATCCAAGCATTTAAGGCTCCACAGCCCAAGTTACTGACCAAGGGAAACCCTCTTGTGACGGAATATCACGCAAGGCTTGACGATAAGCAGCCCAAGCCGCTTGATCCACCGGAGCATCAGCAACCTGAGTCCAATCTGAAGCAGTCAGCTTACGGTTTCTTTCGTCTCGTACAGATTTTGCCTGATTTGCATCAATAGAGGCAATGGCTTCAGCGTCCATATCCGCAACAGAGAACTTGGTAAACCACTGTCCATTGATTTCCTCGACACCATCGCGGTAAGCAGTCTGGTATCTCGTTGGCTGTGCTTGTGCGCCATTTAATACCGGATCAGCATCAAAGCCATTGAGTAGCTCAACCGTTAGCTGTTGAGGAAAACTGGTATTCGGATGAGCAGCGCGGAACTCGCTCTCTGTCATCACTTGCCCTGTTCTAAGTCTGATTTCCATGATTGTCCTCAAGCAATTGCTAAGAAGATGAATGTGCCGCCGTTAGCGTTAATCGCTGCTGGTGCTGTGCTGCTGATCTCAAAACCAGAGTTCGCAGGATCAATGTAGTCGGTGTTGGTAACTTCAGCAGAAGTTGAGTTCAGCAGCAGATAAGGGTCGTTACCGCTAACGATGCCGCGAGCCGTATCCCAAACGTACCAGTCACCCGCTGAGTCAGTACGCTTAATCATCACGAACCGACTACCCGCAGTAAACCCGCAGTTGATGGTTTGAGTAGTTCCCGTTCCTGTGTAGCTGCCTACTTTGGATACGCCTGCTAATGTAGCGAATAGATAGGCAACGTAAGTAGAACCGTTTGAATTTACTCCACCAGATGTACCTAAACTAAACACAGATGATGTAGGAGTTGTGCTATTCCAGCGTGTTGCGCCAGTAGCCTTTGCATTTGCGCTATCTAACATTAAGTATTCTGTGTTTGCTATTCCGCTTGAATATACTTGCCATTCAAATACTCCACTTCTTAATTTAACAATCATCAACTCAGGCACGACACCCAAGTTATGCGTAACAGTTCTGTTTGCACCCGTCCCCGTATAGCACACCACATCAAAGAAGCCGGGAGCGCGACGGAAAACTTGGAACAATTGGTTTCCATAAGTAGCACTATTCCAGCCATCGCCTCTGGTAAGGTTTCTTGAATCTGCCCTAAGCTGAATAAAGCGTGTTACTTGAGCGGATGTTGAATTAGACATCAAGTCATTTGTAAGCCCACTGCTTGTAAATGTGTCGCTTGGCGTACCAAGCCCACGCAATCTGTCGCTAGTCGTGTTTCTATAGTTTGATCCGTCTGTACCATTTCTTGAATATGTAAGATACAGATCGCCGGGAAACGGAACGCTAGTTGTTTGTATTGTGTTAGCTTGCGAAACAAGTTCTGCGTAATACACACTTGTTCCACTCGTCGGCGTTTTCATCGGGCGACGGATGGCTATGTAGATGTAGGTTGAGCCAGATGCGTTTACAGAACTAGATGCCGAATTTAATTGGAAACCGGTAGCTGTTGGAGTAATAAGCGTAGCGGTGGTTTCTGCGTCAGAAAAATTTGCATAAAGACGCGCATCAGAGTCACCAACTACAAACCCGCGCATATTGTCGATTAAAATCCAGCTATCGCCAGACACACTAGACCGTTTTACAAGTAACCATTGAGGCTCATACCCAAGCGTTATTGTCGGTCCTGTCGCAGAACCATTGCCCGTATAACTTCCACAACTAATCACATTGTCTGTACCAGCCGCGCCAAAGCCACCTGCGTCGTGAGCGAATAGGTAAGCGACGTAAGTGCTGCCGTTAGCGTTTACACCTGTGTCTGAACCAATCGTGAAATCTGTACTACTCATACCCTTAAAAATAGTCGATCCGCCAGTCGTAGTACTAGCGCCCGTAGTATTTAAAAGAATGTAAGTACTAAATGAAGCGAATGACCTATGCCAGCATGTCCAGTTATCAGTGGAGCTGGTCTCTTTTATGATTACAAAACCGGGCGTTGAATTTAAATTGTGTGGTATGGCTCTAGTAGCAGCGCCGTTTCCAGTATACGTCACTACATCAAAGAATTTTGCTTGCTTGCGGAATGTCCATGAGGCGTAGGTTGCAGCGTTTGTATTTAGCTTTGCTAACGCACCTAGACTAAAGCCGTTGCTATTGAAAGTAGTCAGACCAGTTGATTGTGTTGTCTGTGCAGCCGTTGAGTTAGATACAAGGTCAAATGTTGCACCACGAGCAGTATCGTAAAGCGCATGGTCAGTAGCACCAGAGCGACCTTTGAGCCAAACCAACCCGCCTTTGTTAGCTGTCGAATCGGTAAACGGACCACCACCATTCTGAGCAATAGCGTTTGTTACGGTTATCGTAAATGCGTTAGATGAATAGTCAGTCGTTGCGCTTGGTGATTGGCAGGTTAATAGGCTAGTGTTTGTGATTGCAGTTAATGGCGATGTAGGTGGCGTGAAGTTGCTGGTGTAAACAGCAGTGCCTTTAACAACGCGCAGATTTGAAATGTACCCGGGAAAATCGTTTGTGGTCGTATGCGTTCTTCCAATTTGAGTCGTGTCAGCAGTATTTTGAGTACCGTTCGTTGAAAACGTAGCTCCTTGAGCAACACCATTTACATATAGAGTTCCGGTTGTTCCATTAGAAACAACAGCAACGTGGTACCAAGTATTTTGATTAAAGGTATAAGTTCTATCTGCGGTAGCGGCAGTGGTGAAAAAACGTATATACGTTGTGTCAAGTCTTAAAATATAACCACTTCCACTTCCGTTAGCGTATTTGCTAATAAGACCGTAGTTCCCTTGAGCAGCAGTCATGTAAAACCACAACTCAATCGTAAAAGAACCACCAAGAAGTTCTAAAGCAGAATTGCTTGGTACGCTTAAATAATCGCCCGTTCCATCAAAGTAGACGCTGCCACCATAAGCAGAACCTAGTGCAATGCCGTTAGGTATCGTCTGGACAGCACCATTACCCGTGTACAAGTACGTCGAGAATACGTCCTCAATGTAAGTGGCAGCAACCGCCGCCTTTGACGCACCTAAGAGCTTATTAGCCAGCATCAGTTATTCCCCACTCGCGCACCGTAAACCTGACCGCCAACTTTCCACAGCACGATAGTTGTATAGCCTGTCGTAGCCAGCGTAGGTGCAGAACCTGAGTCTGTTTCCCACACAACGCCAGAGCCACCAAATGTCGCATCAGTCCACGTTAAGGCATAAGCAGTTCCGTCATCGACCATCAAGGTAATCGCTTCACCATTGGCAAAGTTAGTCGCTTTTGGTGTACGGCTTGCACCTAAGGTAATCAACTGAATCGAGCCGTTGCCGGGGTCGATCTCAAACGCTGCACCATCTGTAATGGTGAAAACGTCTTCTAAGATTGTTCCAGTAATCGCCGGATCAGTTAGCGTCTTATTGGTCAGCGTCTCAGTACCCGTCGGGGTTACATAGTCAGTACCCGCAGTGGCAGCAGAAAATGCACTCTGACCGTTACCCTTAACGATACCTGTCAAGCTAGCAACGCCAGTGCCACCGTAAGGAACAGTGATTTCAGTGCCATTCCATACGCCAGAGCTAATCGTACCT